ATTTAACGTAAAATCTTCTTTAAACTTATTTAAAGGAACCCTAGTAGGACTAGGTAGTAACATTAGGAATGTTACAGCTAAGGTTTGCAACATTAAAGTTGCCATGGTTGTTTTAGGAACAGCGGCTGCATATCATCAACGCAGTAATATACGCTATTTCTTTATCACCCGCATCGCAACCCCCTTTGAGACATTTGTCATTAATACTTGCTCTTCCGACATTATGCCGGATCTGCGACAACGTTTCAAAGATGAAAACTGCTTAACTATGATGGCACATAATACACCACGTAATCATAGTCACCCAGAAGCAGCAAGTTTGCGATGCAAAGCCAATACTTTTATGGATCACTTTTCCCACTGTGTAGGATTAACACCTTTCTCAGTATCCATGAGCCGCACACAGCGTACACACGCGTCGGCCGGATCTAGATATTACCACACCGTGAAGGATATACAGATGGAACCCTCTTACCAAAGACCAGGTGATGAACATATCATCACAATGACTGATGTCGACTATTATGTCGATTTGCGACGCGAATTATGCGGACTTCCTGTGCTAATGTACACATTTGTGCCCCTGACACCAGCTGGGCCAACAACAGAAGGAGTCTATTGTACGCACCACGACGATACTGTCGAAACAGTCATTAATGGAGGAGCGCGGTACCAGCATCCATGTTGGGATTACGACACTGATCATCTTGTCGTTGATCATTTATTTTACTCGGTATTTTATCTTGTCGAGCAAATTAAAGTCTCAATCGATCGTAGAATCATATTTTTGAATCCGATCAGGAAAGTATATGGCCCATTTGCGCGATGGCTACCGGGTAAGCGCCTGGCCCGCCGCAAATTCAACCATGCTGAATTAGCATTCACTCGTTACACCTTGAGTGATGCTGATTCGACAAAGTGCTATTTTAGCATTGCCAAATTTGGAGAATTTCAGTCTTGCACTGTCACTAGCAACACTTTCTCCACCGCATTCATTCGCACAGCTGAATGTAAAGAACCTAATCTTGGACAAGTGGAACGCGTTTTTAATCACGCTAAAGTTCCATCACCATTAGACTCTGCGGCTTTATTCTATGACGCTTATAAAAGAGCGCCACAGATGTTTGGCAAGGCCCCGACCATCATTACACCATGCGTAGATCAACATACGTATCAGGCTGTAGGGCCCTTTGTAACGGAAGACGGTAAAACCTCAATGCGTGCTATTTGGCCGGGTTACTGCGGTAACACGTTCTCACCAGCCAAGTCATATAATAATGATAAAGCATGCATAGCAGGCCGTATTGATGAGCCCAAGAACAAAGAACCAAAATTACCACCAATTTACTATACATTCTTTGATGAATTTAGTAAGTTCCTTGTTCCATTGGCTTCCGTTGGAACCTTAGCACCGCTGAACCATGATGAAATGGCAGCCAAATTTAATCGACCCTCGCAGAAAGCATTGATTGAGCAAGTTAAGAATACTATGCTCATGGTTGATCCTAAAGTTAAATCTTTCCAGAAAGCTGAAGCTTACCCAAAAGTCGTACACCCACGCAATATTTCAACACTACCAATGGACCATAATTTTAGTCTTGGACAGTTTATGTATCCTTTTATGGATGCAATCCTTAAGACTAGCCATTGGTATGCGTTTGGTAAAACACCACGACAGATCAGCTACCTCATAAACGCAAAAGCACAGCAATCTAGTTATGCTGTACCAACCGACGCGGACAAGTTAGATGGGTCCGTACGATCGGTATTACGTGACCTATTTCTCACGTGTCTTTTGCGTGCGTATCCTCGTTCATATCATGAAGCAATACGCCGTCTGGAGAATAAAGAACGCCACATCCGAGCTACTACCGCTAACGGAGTTTCATATGACACTGGAGCCACTATATTATCAGGCTCTGTCATCACTAGCGTTCTAGGATCTGTTATCAATGCTTTTCTCAATTATTGCGCCCTCCGCCACCATTATTCACCTGAAGATGCATATCTAAATCTCGGTGTTTATGGTGGTGATGATGGAGTTACCTTCGATTTACCACCAAATACGCTTATGCGCACAGTGGCGAAGTTCGGCATGTCATTCAAAGCCGAAGCAATAAATAAAGGAAACCCAGTACCTTTCCTTGGTCGTATCTATTTGGACCCGTGGACCACAAACGAAAGTATTTGTGATGTGCTCAGACAATTCCGTAAACTACATCTTACGGCAACACCATCAATTGTCCCTAATGCACTTGTCCTCCACCGTAAGGCAACCGGCATTCTTGCAACTGATCCTCGAACACCCATAATAACATTGTGGGCACAAACAGTTGAACGCCTGGTTCCTAGAGCTTTGGGTATTTATCCCATAGCCCGACACCGACA